TACCGCTACCGTTGATATATTCCATAGTTAATTCCCTCTACTCACAAATGCCGTCACCTTCACCACCGCCGCTACCTTCACCGTCACCGCTACCGCCGCCGTAACCGCTACCGCTACCATCACCGCTACCGCCGCCGTAACCGCTACCGCTACCGTAACCGCAACCGTAACCGGCACCGTAACCGTAACCATCACCGCTGCCGTCAATGTAATCCATAGTTAATTCCCTCTATTGGCAAACGCCGCTACCGCTACCTTCACCGCTACCTTCACCGTCACCGTAACCGTAACCGTAACCGCTTCCGCAACCGTAACCATCACCGTCACCGTAGCCGCTACCGTCACCGCCACCGCCACCGTCACCGCTACCGATGCCGTAACCGCTACCGGCACCGTAACCGTAACCGTAACCGTAACCATCACCGCTACCGTCGATGTAATCCATTATTTAAATCCTCTACTCGCAAATGCCGTAACCGTAACCGTAACCGTTGCCGCTACCGCTACCGTAACCGTAACCGCTACCGTAACCGTCACCGCTACCGCTTCCGTAACCGCCGCCTTCACCTTCACCGCTACCGTTGCCGATACCGTAACCGTCACCGTAACCGAAACAGTCGCCGCCGCCACCATCACCGCCACCATCACCGCCACCGTAACCGCCGCCGTAACCGTAACCGTAACCGCTACCGTTGATGTAATACATAGTTAAATGGAAACAAAAGTGGACACAGATTTGTAAGCGTCATCTGTCATCTCAGCTATTTCTAGACCAGGAGGATTAACAATTAGAACGCTGTTTAATCTCGCGCCGATTTGATGATCCGCCTTATCCTTTAAGCCATTAGCCGCGATGTCTGAAACCGAACCTGATTTGTCGCGAGTATAAACTCTCCACAGTCTATAGGCATTTGTCAGAATAACAGACGTGCCGTTAATTTCTTGCAGCAGGCCTACATGCACTCCAGCCACGTTTGCTCTCACAATTACGGGCCTACCAATTAAATTATTACCAATTTTATTTTCACTCATTTTCTTTTCTCCTTTGTTTTTCAAGTATCTCTTTTAAATTATTAATCTGCGTACATAGTGCTAGCCCCTGGCGCTACTATTAAATGCAGTCTGTTTTGAGAATCGTCGTCGAAATAAACGACATGCGTTCTGCAACGTTGATCCATTCGATCGACTCTGCGCCCGCAACGATCTCTAATTGCGTAAACACCAGGCTTTAAGCAAAGGTCACATTCTTTAACCTTCAATCTTTTTGGCGGGTAGTAATTTTTTTCTAAATTTCTGACTAAGTTTTTACGCACTAGTCTTTAGTCTTTAGAAGGTGTTTCATGGATTCACCAAAGGAAGAGAATACTTTCTTTTCCTCCTTTGGTGGTCCGTTTGGTTTAACGCGTTTAGATTCCTCGTAAGACCTGTGAAGTCCTTCACCAGCAAGGAAAAGTCTGACAGCGCCCTGAGGTAACCTTAATTTTATGCAAATCGTAGAATGGCCGTGTCCTTCCTTAAAAAGCTTTCTTACTAAATCTTTTTGAGAATCATTTAGAGTCATTTTTTCTTTCCTCAACGTTTAACAAACAACGATAACTACGTCCGCTAATACAATCCTTTAACCTAACTCCACATGAATCCGACCAAACGGTTTTACACTGCGCCAACATGCCTTTAGTACCAACTTGGTAATATGCAACATAACCCCCCGTCGCGGGATTACAGTTACTTAGTAATAACAGGAGGCTTAACGGAATTAATTTTGTCAAAAATAGTACTAAGGTCTGGTTTTTCTGTTGCATTTAATTTTCCCGATCTGTCCTTGCAGACACTTCTCGCCGTTGTTTGACAAAGCAATACACGCTCCCCGTTATCGTCGAACGTCAAACGGAATAACTCATCTAAAATTCCTGGCACCGTTTTTTTAACTACGTTGCCCTGTCCAAGGTCAGGACCAAAAAAGCGCCTTCCTGTTTCTTTGTCTTCGTCAAGTTCTTCCAAGGCAGTCATGACGACATGATAATGCGGGATATCTCGCAGATATTTTATGATTTTAACCATGCCCTCACCGAGCAAACGAAACTCTAAAAATTTATCCAATTCTTTGCCTTTTTTGTCAGCGTCTTTCTGTGACTCTTCCTTAGCATTTTCATGGAAATTTTTAGCCAGCTCCGTTAGAGAATCTAGATAAATTGTATTGTATTTTTCCTTTGTTTCCGCCAAATTAAGCCAGACACAGATTTCTCCAAGTCGCCTATGTCGCGCGGTTTGCGGAACCGGATTACCCTCACTGTCCTCTGACAGCCTGACAGACGTTACGTCAAAGCCTGAAAGTGACAGCAATCCGCCTTCCGCGTCTATCACGATTGGCTTGCAATAATCCGGTAGGGTTTTCACAAGCGACGTTTTACCAATGCCAGGAATACCGTACACTAGAATTTTTAGCTGTTGTTGCTTGATTTCCCGTGAATTGAAAGTCTTCATTATTTTTTAGCCGGTCTGCCAAGCTTTGCTAGTTTCCAGTTTTTAATTCCAGTGACTTTAATCAGAAGCTTAATTGTTCGCTCTTTTGGGCAACTTGATCCTTTTAGCAGATTGTAGAAAGCACTATGACTAATACCAATTTTCTTGGCAATGGCGTAAAAAGTCATATCCTGCGCTAGCGCCCAGTTCCGTAAAATTTGCCCTTGTTGTTTAGCCGTAACAGTTGGTGTTGTTTTCATTTCGTTTTCTCCCTTTGGTTAAAAATTGTTAGCGATCAAGTACACTACTAAACGTGCAAAGTAAAGCAATAAAAAATGTAATCACAAAAATCCACTCAGTTGATATTAGAATAATAGCCAATAATTTCTTTAGAGACATCATCTTCCCCACAGTTCGAGCAAACCGGACAAAAAAACTCACAGTTAGCAGGAAGCCTTAATCTGTGTGATTCCCCTGGAACAAAATGACAAACACCCGTAGCAGTACCCCCGCAAGAAATGCATTCCTGATTTCCCTCAGCGACAAGATCTAGTGCTATTTCTAACGTCATAATATCCATAACATAATCCATTACATCCTAAAGCAAATTTATGTCAACTATTTTGTTAGGAAATTCCATAACATTATTTTTTGGCTGTGGATTGACTGCCCTGAGTTCTTCCGCTCGTCGTGGTGTGCAGTATTTTAAAAGACCATTGCTACCGTTTTTTCTAGTAGACAGAATCACTTCTTCTATTTGCCCTGTCTCAAGAGCTTCTTTGTAAACCGCTGGCCGCATGTAAATTTGAATATTTTTTAAGATTCTGTTTTTTCCAATCTCACGCTTTGTGCACTCATTTTTTTTGTAAACGAAATCTATTAGTTTCTGAACGGCGTTGTACATTTCATCGCCACCAGCTGCGGTGACACTTGGCATTGAATCGGCCATCTGAGAAGCCCACAGCCAATAGCCCCATAAAATGGCTGTAGCCGAAACTTCACCGAAATGCACCGGAGGTTTGCAAGCGGCTATTACATCGTACAACCCAGCAGGGATAACCGTTGTCGCTAGGATTTCAGTTAGAACTCTTTTTTCTTCTTCGTGGAATGCATCGGTGTTTGCAAGGAAGTCTAGTTTATACGTTAGGATTTCCTCTGTTATTTTCTTTGCAGAAGAAATAAGGGGAAGTTGTTGGCTAAACGTGTATATATTTGCGAGCTTAAACGTAATTTCTAAAGCGCGCCCCCAATATGATGTTATCCCTGGATAATCCTTACCTAACTCGCGTCCATTTTTGGAAACATAAGAGTCTAGCTCGTCTAGCAGGTCCTTAACCCCTTCGCTGAATGGAAGGTCATATGGCACGAAACCAAGTGAATCGGTTTGTTTCGGAGATAAATCAATAACTCCACCATTTGTGAAATCCTGAAAAATCTCTTCTCTGTTAATTCTGTTTTGGTATTCTGTTTCTGTTTCGCCAACACGTTTACACTCAGCAGTGAATCGGTAATCGGTATTATTCAGTGGCGCTAGCATATCCAAAATGACCTGTAAGTTTTTTGGCTTTGTTATTTCACTGAGTTTTTTTCTTTTTGTAAAATCTACGCTGTCGTAATTATCTCTTAAAAAAATAGTTCTTGGGTAAAAACCTGCGTCAATGCCCTCACCAGTTATGTTTTCGCTTGAACCACCTGTTGCGGCTAGTCCACAAATTGTGATGCAGGGATTCCGTATTTCCGTTTGCCGGCTAGCCACCCCAGAGGCATGTTTGCTTCCGAACTTCCCTTTTGAGGCGGTGAAACTATTTGATATATTTTTCTCTAAAGCGCCCCATGTGCCGAAGCCCTTCACCATTTTGGTGATTAAGCTGTCGTACTCGTCGCAGACGTTAACCCTTGTGCGCGCGCGTAGTTTATTCATCCCCTGCATGAAAGACTCGCTAGACGCAAAATCAGAAGCGCCTTGCAATAAACTTGATCTGTCGCCAAGCCCATCTAAAATGTTTGTAATTGTAGTTTTGACCGCATTTTTCCCAAAGCTTGCCGGCGCAATTACAGTGATTAATAAATTAGTCCAGTTATCGTGCAGCTTAAATTTATTGCCGATCATTACGCTTAAAACACTTAACGGAGCGGCTATGGCTATTCTCGGTATAGGGTTAGCATTCATAGCATTCGCGTAATCGTAAATTAGTTCTATCGCGCCAAACTTTGGAATTATCGGAGAAAAAAGCGGAGGAGTTTCTTTGTACTGCTCACCAAGCTCGATTTCTTGATTATCTGTTACTAGCAAATTATCTATTGCTATGTTCAAATTTTCTTTTTGCTCATGAGTCATTACCACGCCACCCCGTTTGACTAATTTTTTAGAGGCGTCGTCAACCATTCGCTCAGCTGCCTTTAGTCGATTGCCTCTATGTGGTTGAGTATTATCTCTAAACCACGGTCCTTCAACATGCGCCAAATGTTTCCACTCGTCGTATCTCAGAACCGCGCTGATAGTCTCAGTTGGCGTCAAGCTGTGCAGGGACTGCCAAACGTAAGCGGAAAGAGAATTCCACCTACCAGCGCCCGGCGTCAGCCCATTGGCACCCATTGTGGCGCTAAACTCACCGGATAAAGCTGCAAACTGCTCTATGCGTGCAAGCATCTCTTCTAAGGCAGACAAACCACCCTTAAAAAATGGCAAATTGTGAGGCTGTGCATCACTAAGTACCTCAAGAGTGTCTTTGTACGTGTACGATTTATTGGTTTTAGGACAATTAAAAACAGATGGCGCTACTAGCATGTAGGAATTAGATAATTTTAAATCCCAGCAATCTTTAAATGCCGATTTCTTTTTTTTGACTTGCTCAAATTGTTTCTCGTACTGAAAAAAAATTCCGAAACCTTTTGAACCTACACGCGTGAAATCATCACACGTTTTTGTGTACTCAGAGACAATTTCCAACACCTTTGGATTATTAGTGTCGAGATCGAATGCCCACGCGCTCGTTGGTCCCATCGCCATAGCGATATTGCATTCCGAGTATTCGCGCTCCCATATGCTGAAAAGTTTTTCGGTTGGGAGCATTTTCGAAAACTCATTCCAACCACTAACAAAAGTTCCCTTTTCTCCCTGCGTAGCGGGAAAAACCGGAAATCCTTGCTCAAAATACCTGCGCGCGTACTTACCAAATAGCATTACTTAACCCTCTTTTCGCTTGACGAGCGGCGAACGAGTCTCTATCTCTTATGAGGACTCATTCGCCGCAAACGATTGGTTTATTGATAAAATAAACCTCGGTCAAGCTACATAGGATTAAAACTCCTATGTAGCTTTTTTTATTCTCCCATTCCGCGTAAATAGGCATGTAGCAAATTATAAAGTTCTTTTTTTGACACATGCCCGATTTGCATAACGTCTGAAGTCGCGCCGTTTTTACTTACAATACAGTGCAACGAATGGCCACCGTAAGCACTGCTTATATGAAAGTTTCCGATCTGTGCGATAAGCTTGCTATCGTCTTTTTTATAAGTTTCCATAGGCGCTTTTTTAATTTTATTAATTCTATTAATCAGCCTTTGTAGATCTTCCAATTTAATTATTTTCATTTTAATTCCCCTTTGGAAGTTTAAATTCATATCGCTTCTGAAAACCTAAAACGGTTATCAATAATAACGCCATTCATTCTAAATTGGTCCACAAAATCTTTCTGCAATTGCATGATGTGCATTGCAGTTCCGAATTTCTCGCATTCAATCGGTCTTATTTTGCAATGTGTTGTGTCCATTACTTTTATTTCATAATCGCACTTTCCTACATTGCAATTAAAACTGTATTCCATTTTTATTCTCCTTATTTTAGTTACTGTTTAAAAATCTTCAAAAATTCTTTTGACAATGTCCCGTCAATTTCAAATACGCTAATCAATTCTTCATTGAAAATTATGAAAAGAGGGAATTTTTCTCTACTATTTAATCCTCTATAAAAATACAGTTTGTCATTTTTTTCTGTTTTCCAATAATAGTTGAGCAAATAAAGCTCGCCATCTTCAGACATTCCAAAGTCAAACGGTGCGCCATCAAAAACCGAATGTGCTTCTGAGAGCCCCTGATTAAGCTCTAACTGTCCGATGCATTTTAAATAGTTTGCTTCATTAAAGGCGTCCCGTGGAAGAACTCGATTGTATTTCATTTCTATTCTACACCCATTGCTATATTTATTTTTTTCTCAAGATCATTAAAATCGATTTCACTTTGAACAATTTTGGGAGCTAAATTTATCTCACCAGGGATTGCATAAAAAGCGCCATGAACAGGAGTCCCCAATCCGCCACATGCTGTTTTTCCATAAAACTTTGGAATTTCATTCATTATCTGGAAAATTGCTCGTCGATAAAAATTACACGAAAAAAAGCGCGCCATGGAATTTAAATCTTGGTATGTGCCCGCCTTTTTAATATTATAAATCATGTATAAGTTATGAGTAAAACGATAATCCAAATCTTTTGATATATTAACCAGATTCACTTCGCACGATATCCCCTGCGATTCAATTCTAGAAATTACAGACCAGCATAATGCTGCATAATCCATGATATCGGCGGAATTTATGGATGCAGGAATGCTAAAATCACAATTGATTTTGACGCTAGTAATTGGCATATTTTTTTTAATAGTAGAATTAAACGGCGCAATTTCCCACCGTTTGTCAATGTCCCAATCCCCGTCGGTGTCGGACATTATACGTTTACGTTTTCGCGACTCGGAAAAACCAGCCTTGATGTTTAGAGCAGACATTTTTTCAAGCGCCTTTTGATAAGGAACCAAATTAATTTTACCCTCAAATGCCGCATATAAATCGGTTTGGGTCCCGCCCGCAAAGCTGTCGTCTGTTCTGGTAACTTTGGCACCATTACCAAATATCTTCCAAGCGTCACCAGACACATGGGCTACAAAAACAGGTTTTCCATTGTCGTGCAAATTACCGTATTTTTTTACAAAATCTTCGTTACTTAAAACCGTATGATTGATCATGCGTAAGTGAGTAATCCACTACATAATGTAGTGTCAAGCAAATAATAACGTAAATAATAACGTAAATAATGCTTGACTTAATCTAGTAATTAATCCATTATGCTTTTTATCAACTTTTTTACAAACAAGCACAAAGGACCCCAATGCAAACTACAATTATTACTGAAGATACCGCAACAAACCCGGCCATTAACGGCGCGTCTACAATGCAATCAAGCGATCCAAGACTCACTCAATTAATATATAAAACAGCTTCCGCCGCTGCGGCAAGCGCAGTGATGCAAGCGCTCACGGAGGCCGACACAAAGATCGAGACAATGATGTCCATCGTTGACGCCAAATTAAGCGCTATTAGCGGCGTAGCGCGCCCTATTATGCATATTAAAATCAACGATGCGGCCACTCGTGAGTTAAGCAGCGCAATGCACCCTATGCTACCAACTCTAATCGGTATGGTACAAGCTGGTTTGCAGGTAATGCTCGTAGGTCCCGCAGGATGTGGTAAATCTCAACTAGCCGCCTCTTTGGCAGAAGCGATGGGATTGTCATTTACGTCGTTGTGCTTGAGCGCTGGTGCATCGGAAACGTGGTTGTTTGGCAGACAAACGCCAAACGGCTACCAAGAGTCACCCCTTGTCACGGCTTGGCGTAGCGGTGGAATTTTTCTATTAGATGAATTAGACGCTGCAGACGCAAATTTGTTGATGGCAGCGTCTGTAATTTTGGAAACATCAAGCAAATTTATGTTTAACCCAATCAATGGCGAAACGATCGAAAAACATCCTAGATGTTTTATTATTTCAGCCGCCAATACATTCGGGAAAGGTGCAGACTCGGTTTACACTGCACGGTCACGTTTAGATGCCACGACATTATCTAGATTTTGCGCATTACCAATCGATTATGATTCTGCTGTAGAAAACATCATTTGCCCTGATCTAGGCATTGCCAATGCCTTAAGAGCGCTACGGAAAGCTGTAACCGATCGAAACGGTACTGAAATAGTCTCATATCGTTTTTTTGATCAAGCGTACCGATTGCTCAATATTTTTGACTCGCCAACTAAAATTATTGAGACACTTACAGCATCATGGCAAGCATCGATGCGCTCTGAATGCCTCATAGCTGCTCTTGCAGCATTCAAAGCTACAGGCAGCGCTACTGGCAGCGCTACTGGCAGCGCTACTGGCAGCGCTACTGCTACAGGCGGCGACGAAGCGCGACGTGGGCCTGGCCGCCCCATTGGTTGGCGCAAAGCTAACCAACAAGCACAACCAATTGTTGAAGATATTAGTCCCATTGTTGATGGAGAAAAAGATGGGGAAAAAGATGCTTTTCCGTTTTAACTATGCGCGTCTCAAAACATTAGGACGCACAGGACGCACTATTTTCTAATAGCATATAAATGTATAAATATAAGGTATTGATTTTGTTCAGGTGAGAAAAAGGGCGTGTATAATCGTAGGCCTAGTCGGCCTAGTAGGCTTTTTAATAATATTATTATATTATATATATATATATATATATGTATATATACATATACTTAAGAGTGTTTTACGCTGCAATGTGTCATACCTAATATCAGATAGTTGACTAAGCCGCTTTTCATTTTCGGCCTAGCGCGGCTTAGCGCTATTGAGCCGCAAATGGCTACAGCGCGTTATAATTATAATTTGCGGCTCAGTGGAGATAATTTGCGGCAAAAGACTCGAAAATGCGGCCGGATGAGGCGATTTCCGCGATTTTGGAATTGACGCGCTTTCAGAAATCGGGTTAGTACCGCATTAATAACATAATGAATAACAGCATGAATAACAGCATGAAATACAGCAACAAGTTTCTAACTCCAACTCGCATGCAACAAATCGAGCATGATCTTTGGCAATGCGTGCAGTGGATGAGTTGTGAACCAATACACGAACTACGACAAAATTGCTTGACATATGCAGCAAGCGCAGGACCGTTGCTAGCTTGGTTAGAAAGCTCACGTTTTGGTAATAAGTCTTTAGCAGCGCAATATAAGGCGCAATTAATTAGTGTATTAACTGCGAGATTAAATAATACTTGACACAATAAATCAAGTACTGCATTATGTACGACATGAGCACAAATACAAATACAAACACAGAAACAAATACAGACACAGAGTTAGTAGTAAGAGCAGCGAAATACTTTTTAAAATATAGCGGGATGCGCGGAAACGATAAACAGATTGCAAAGCTTATGAATACCACACCAGGCTTTGCCATAATTAACATGGCAGTTATGAGAGGTTTCAAATGCTAACTTTTCTCTTTTGGTATTGCATTTTAGTTATGATAGCCAAATGCAGAAGATAACTTTAAAAGATAACAGACGCCCGCGCCGGCAAGCATGCCGGCATCGGCGTCGGTGAACCGAATTAATTCGGTGCCCGAATAATTAAAATATTTATTTATTTTTTCGAGGTATTTTATTTTTATTTATTTTATTTTATTTTATTTTTTATTTTATTTTTTATTTTTAAATTTTAAATTTGAGATTGAGTTTTAATTATTGAATAGCGAAATGTTTAAGGGGGGGGTAGTACCCTGAAATTAATTTGAAAAAAAATTTTACATCCCCTTTCCAGCGCACGAAAAAAAAGCACAGAAAAAAAGCACAGAAAAAAAGCACAGAAAAAAAGCACAGAAAAAAAGCGGGAAAAAAAACGTGCTATACTTGTTCGCATGCAAACAAAATCATTGCTTGAGTCGCAGTTATCAGAGGATGCCACTGGTCCCCGGTCTATTTTGGAGATAGCGCCTGTTAGGTTGGCCTCTCTTATTGGTAGGGTGGACCGTGACTTGTTGTTTATGCCGATAGACGAGTTAGAGCGCCAGGTGAAGCCTGATGCGTTTACGAACCGTGTGCGCCTTGGTTTTTGGAGGGAGTATGAGCGGGCGCAAGCCTTTGGTGTTCGGATGGTGTTGGAGAATATAGCTGTGACGATAGGTGCGACTAGTGCGCATGTGTGGGCGTGTGTTGAGGACACGTCAAGGCGGTTACCTTGGATTTTGCAGCCTCCTGCGAGCTATGAAAGTTTTTTGGACGAAGCATTAGAGAAGGGATTAAGTAGACTACGCGCTTTGATAGATGCGGAGATAGGTCATGCAGACCCTACGTCTGGAAGGTTAGTGATAACAGACCATAAGGGCGCAGAGCTGATGTTAAAGGCTGTGGCGTTCCTGGACATGCGCAAGCATGGTGGGATTGTGCAGAAGAGTATTAACGTGACTCACGACACTGGTCAGATGAAGAAGTGGGCGAATCAAGATCGGCTTGAAGAGATTAATAAGCGCATTGCTGAGATAGAGGGCAGCGGTGTTAAGGTAGATGAGATTGGGGTAGATGAGATCAAGGTAGATGAGATTAAGGTAGATGAGCGTTTATGATAGATCCTAACAGGGAAGATTTGATTCGGCTCAAGCTTCAGAAGTTAGAGATTCTTGAGAAGCAGAAGAGATTACAACATTGTTTGCCGCATATTTATGCGCATAATGGGAAGACTTATACTTGGACTGATGAGTTTTGGGAGTGTACCAAGCGGCGGCAGGTGTTGGTGGCGGCTAACCAGATTAGTAAGTCATCCAGTCATTATCGTAAGGCTATTCGTGTGGCGACTGATCCTTCATGTTGGAAGAAGTATTGGCCGAACCTTGATGGTCAGTGGACTGTTAACAGTAACGTGCATACTCAGCAGCAGCTTGCTGGTACTTGGGAGGGTGAGCGTCCGTCTCTTTGGTGGTTATTCGGTCCTGACCGGACGTCTATGACTACTGAGTTTCATGAGAAGTGGAAGCTTTACCTACCGAAGGATGAGTTTAAGGGCCATCCGTTGTTTGGTTGGGATCATACTGTCGCACATAAAGAAGTAGATAGTATCGTGTTTAATACGGGTATTACCTTGCAGTTCAAGAGTTACGGGATTCGTGAGGAGAACTTGCAATCGAGTACGGTTTATTGGTTGTTGGTAGATGAGGAGATGCCGGTGCATCTTTTGCCTGAGTTGTTGATGCGGATTGATGCGAAGGATGGGATGTTTAGTGCGGCGTTCACGGCGACTCAAGGTCAGAAGTTTTGGAAGGACGTGGTAGAGAATCGTACGGAGTGGGATGATGAGCAGACGCGGGTTTGGTCAGTGTCTATGTATGACTGTATTGAGTACAGTGATGGTTCGCAGTCACCTTGGACGGTGGAGCGGATTAAGAACCGAGAGCGTACGTTGGGGAACAAGAATGAGATAGCTAAGCGGGTGCTTGGTAGGTTTGTGGTGGATACAGGTAGGGTGTATCAGGGTTTTGATGATGATGTGAATGTGAAGCCGCATCATCCTATTAAGAGTTCGGATTGGTTTTACTACGCTGGTGTTGATTACGGATCTGGTGGTTCAAGTGGCAACCCGTCTTCAATCGTTGTGGTGGCTATGGATTCGAGTAGTACTAGGTTGCGAGTTGTGAGGGCGTGGCGAGGGGATAGGGTACAGACGACTGCCGATGATGTCGTTACTAAATATGAGTCGATAGTGAAGACGATAGGTTATCCTGTTGTGTCTGCTTATTACGATTGGTCGTGTCCTGATCTTGGTATGATCGCTAACTCAAGGGGTTTGCCGTTTGTGAAGGCTGATAAGAGTAGGACGACTGGTATAGCGGCTCTTGACTCGCTCTTTCGCACGAAGGCGATGGTGCTGTATGTGCCGCCTAAGCCACCTAAGGCATTGCCGTTTCCATCGGATCACCTAGAGACTCAGAAGCTTGTCGATGAACTTAATACGATGACTGTGGACTCTCCCAAGCCTCGACCAGGAGAGCATCATTGGGATTTATGTGATTCTCTTAGATATGCTATCTCTAAGCTCCCTTTGGACTGGGCTAAGATAACGGAGCTTAGTGAAGTGAAGGAAGACGATTACAGGGCTCCTGTAGCCAAGACTCCTGACGAAGAAGCTGACGAAGAACGCAAGCGTACCATGAACATAAGATCATCTTCCTTAGAGCAGGAATCAAACGAAGCCTCAATAGAACAAGAGATGTCAGATTTCAACAACTCTGCTGGATATGATTTTGAGGAGTATTACGGCGACAATTTGTGAAAATTCGTGGTATTTTGGCCACAATGTATAAAAAACACACTAAAAATGTCACAATTGAGACAGTTTCTCTTCTTGTAAAATTGTGTTCTAAGTTTGGTGTAACTAGCATTAAGGTTACAGACCCCATAAATAATGTTGACATAAGTCTGACATTAGATCCTGCGTTTTCCCCTCAACCGCATACAACTAGGAATGGTCTTCTAAAGGCAATCAAGCCTATCCCTGCTGAATCGCCTATAGCTTCGGGTTATCCCACGGAAACTCATCCTGAGTTGCTGCGAGAGCTTTCTCAAATGGCTATGGATCAGCTTATGATTGAAAATCCTCAAGCTTGGGAAGAAGAAATGCAGAAAATACAAGATAATCAAGTCGAATTCTCAGACGTGCATCGTACAAACAAAACGAATTAAAATAAGGAATTATTATGGCATATATAAAACCGCCAACTTCACCATATTCATCTAGAGATGAAGACTCTAACAATAGTGACTCTAATAATAGTGACTCTAATAATAGTGACTCTAATAATAGTGACCAGCTCCCTGATCCAAAGGCTAGCGCCGTACATACTTTTTCGAAGCTTGAGGATTTGTATCGTAAGGCATCTGAAGTTGATGCAGCGGTTTTTTCTGAGATGAGAAGTAACGTACTTCTAGTTTCCGGTAACCATTACCCAAACAGGCTTTCCAAAATGTGGAATCGGCAGCGTGAGCAGGGGAACATAAACGAAGATCAAAGGGTTAGACTGACGAAAAACCATTTGGGGAAAATCGTGAGGCGTTTCTCAAACTCGGTTCAGAATTATGCACCAGGTGTGAGCATGAAAGCAAAAACGGATTCAGATCTTCAAGATCAGAAAGCCGCAGAGCTTAACCAGGCGGTTTGGCAAGACGCCGTAACTCGCCACGAGATTAAGGCTTTGCGAGGCGACTTGGTGGATGATTTCTTCACCATTGGCGAGACACATGTGTACATATATTGGGATCCCAACGAGGGGTTTCATAAGGGCTACGAAGGCAAGCTTGGTGACGATGGTCAGCCCGCTATGGATGAAATGGGACAGCAAATTCCAGATCATTCAAAACCGCAGATGAGTGGTGACTTTGTTTTCGAGCGCATCTTTGGTTTTAATGTAAAGCGTGACCCAGACTGTGAAGACATTAAAAAGTCGGATTTTATCATCGTAGATAAAATGGGTAACAAACAAAAGTTAAGGAAGATATATAAAGGCAATGAAGAAAAAATTAAGTTTATCGAAGGCGGCGGAGGCAAAACGTTTAGAGTGTTTAATTATTCCGAAGGTGGCTTTAGAGAAGCGGACGATAATGAGGTTTTGCTTAGATGTTTTTACTTTCGTCCTTCTATTATTTATCCTAAGGGGTATTATTATCTTACAACATCGGCTGGAATTCTTGACTCTGGAGAGTTACCCTTTGGGATATTTCCAATTATCTCCGAATGCTGTGAGAGAGAGCAGTCTTCCGCCAGGGGTAGATCTATAATTAAGCAGTTCCGACCTTGCCAAGCTGAGATTAATCGGTCTGCTAGTAAAATGGCAGAGCATCAAATAACTTTGGGTGACGATAAGTTAATTACGCAATCCGGTAGCAAGTTATCTTCTGGTGCCTTGATTCCTGGTGTGCGTGGCGTATCTGTTACCGGAGCAATGCCGACCATTCTTCCTGGAAGATCCGGTAACCAGTATATGGATTATATGGTTTTCAATATCGAGGAAATCTACAGATTGGCCGATATGGATTACAACGAGGCAGAGAAGGGCGAGCAAGATCCTTATGCTTTACTTTACAAGAGCGCATCACAGCGCAAGAAATACTCAAGGTATACCGAGAAGATCGAGAGCTTTTTAAAGCGATTTGCTAATTCATTCCTGTCTTTGGCGAAACACTATTTGCCTGATGACATGATTATCGAGATAGTCGGTAAAAAAGAACAGGTAAATATTTCTGAGTTTAAGAATACCAGACCATTAGACTTTCAAGTGGTCATCGAAGATTCAAACGAAGACATTGAGTCTAAGATTGGTCGTCAGATGATTTTCTCTCAGACTCTGCAATACGTTGGATCTAAGCTTGAGCCAGATGCCATTGGTGAGGTTCTTAGGGCTATGCCATATCTTAACGACGACAAGGCTATGGCAGGACTTACTCTTAATACTGATATATCTGACAATATTATCTTGTCACTAGAGAGGGGTGACTTGCCTGAGCCCATTGAAGAGCAGAATCACCAGTATATTATTAAGAGATTAACCAATAGAATTATTTCACCTGACTTTAGATTTTTGGATCAGAAAATTAAAGAGAACTACGTTTTGGTACGTGAGGCACATCGTGAAATGCAAGCAGAGATTCAGAAGCAACTTTATCTAGAGAAACAAGGCTTAATACCGATGACCGGTGCCCTTATTAAGGCTGATATTTATGTGTCAGACCCATTGAAGCCTTCTAGAACAACCCGCGCAACCATTCCGTATGATGCTCTTAATTGGTTAGTGCAGAAACTTCAGCAGCAAGGGGTTACCATGGCCGCTGAAGCTAGCATGTCTCAAGAAGACCAACTGTCAATCAACAGATCAGCACAGTCTGGACAGCAACCACAGGACCCACAGCAACCACAGGACCCACAGCAACCACAGCAACAGGACCCACAGTTGAATCTTTTACCTGGTGGCATGTAGATGAAGGACAAACTTAAAACTACTAGAGACGCTCTACTGGATTTTCCATTCATCAATAAATTGGTAGACGATGGAAGGTTAGTCGGTTCGGACTTTAAATTAACACCCTTAGAAAAAAGGATGTTGATTTCAGAACTCAAAGAACTAAACAGAAGTGAAAATAGAGCATCCCTTGAGGCTATCGCTACTTTCTTAGATCCGAATATCTTTAAAGAAGATTAAAATTAACTAAAAAGGGGAAAAAAAATTATGGGTACTTTAGGTGGTTCAGGCCTTGGTGGCGGTCCAGAAGCATATGTTGCTGGCAGTGGATCAACAGATCCAGATTTAAAAGATGAGGAATCAAAGGAAGAGCCGTTTGTCAGTGAAGCCGACAAAGAAGAGTCTGCTGCTGTAGAGAAATCATTGAGTAGTGATGGTGACGGTGATGCCGTTGTTGGTGATGATAAGGAAGATCCAGACCAAGAATCTTATGCGCCCAACTATAAGTACAGGGTAAAAGATAAAGAGCTTGAGTTTGATGAGTCTCTTAGGATTGGCGTAACAAGTAAGTTACAAGAAGAGAAACTTCGTGAGCTTTACACTAAGGCTTCTGGAATAGAAGAGATTTCAGAATCAAGAAACCAGCTTCAGAGTCAACATTCTGGCTTAATTAACCAACTTAAAACTGCCGGCCAGTACGCAAGAATTGACGACTACGATAAGGTTTTTGAGTTAATGGCTATCGACCCCAAGCGCGTCGCAGCTTGGGTTTTGGAAAAAGTTAAAGAGCAAGACTTGACGTTAGAAGAAAGATCCCGTTACAATCAAGGGGTAGAGGCACGTAGGTCAGCAGTAGGATTCGAGCAGCAGAACTCTGGGTTGGTATCGCAAATTCAACAGTTAGAGATGCGGCAAATGCATAATGAAATGCAGACAACTATGCAGAATCCTGAAGTTACCAGTGTCGAACAGGCATACGATGGTACACATGGCTCTGGAGCCTTCCGCAAGAGGGTTATGCAACAGGGCGATTATATGTGCCAGGCAACGCAGAGATACGTACCCCCGCAAGAGGTCGTAGCGGCGTTGGTAGCTGAGATAAAGCCGTTTATCCAGCTCAATTCACAGAGAAGCTCGCAAAGCTCATCTGGACTTTCTAACACGGTTGTAAAATCAACAAATAAACCAACCATTCCGGCTCTTGGAAGAGGATCTTCTGGCACTAAACCCGCCGTTAGAACACTCGAAGACCTAAAGAAGCTAGCAAGCAGCTTTGGGAACCAGAACATGGAAGATTAGTTCGTCTAGACACTCTCTTGAGGTCTACGATGAACCTTAAGAGAGTGAGTACAATATGGCTACGCTACAGAATTTTAGCGCAATGCTAAACCAGTACATCCCCAATAGTCTTCTACGCGAAGCACTTATCAAACGGGATTACTTCCTATCAAATTGCAAAAAAGACAATAACTGGCTCGGCGGAACATTGATTGTTCCTTTTGAAGGCGCACGTCCTTCAACTGTTAAAATTGGTGGCTTGCCATCAGTTGCTAACATCCGTCAGGGTGTTTATGTCCGTGGCGAGATCACCTCTCAGCCAGAAGCTTGGGGTTCACTCAAGTTCTTTGAAAAAGATTTAATTCAACACGGCAAGGTTAATGAGCAATCTCTTGTTAAACTGCTACCTGGTGAAATTGATTCTTTGATGGGTTACTTCAAGAACTCCCTATCACTTCAATTCACAAACGGCGCTTCTTTCATGGCGTTAAACGTAGACGGTACATCCGGCGGCGTTGCTGGTGTTTTGCGTATTGAACGCGCTGAACTAGGCGCTAACGTTGTTATTAAAGACAACAACAGCAATGCTCTCCAAGGTTGGATTGGTGCTATTAACGTCAATACAAACCTTATCACTTTGTATTCTGATGCTGCATTAACAACTGTATTAGACATTTCTGCCTTTACCGTTGCTCAAGCTGCTAAGATCTTTTTTGATGGATCTGAGTCAGCATCCAACCAGTTTACTTCTTTGAAGGCTTCTTTGTTGTCTGCTGCAAACGGTGGTTCTACAAACTTGTATGGTCAGGCAAAAACAGCATACCCATACTTACAGTCGATTAACGTAAACGGCGCTTCATGGACAAGCACAAACATCTTGGAGAAATCCCTTGATGCGATGATTGCAGTTCGTAACAAAGGCAAAGGCATGGCTGATAAGATTGTGTGCTCGTACACAGTGTTCGGTTATATCTTGGCTCAGTTGCAAGCTGAAAAGGGCGCATTCCGCCAAGCTAGCGACATGAAGGCTAACCAATACGGTTGGACCGAAGTTAACATTATTGGACCCAAGGGTCAGGCAACTTTCGTAGCGATCCAAGAGATGGACGATACTGAAATGTTCATTTTGGACATGGATGCAATCACAATCTACTCTAACGGGTTTATTCGTAAGCGCGTTGGTCCAGACGGTTTAATGTTCTACACAATTCGTCAAACGGATGGCTATCAATACATTGTTGATATCTGTTTCTATGGCGATTTAGTTTTGGAACGTCCTAGCCGATGCGGAATCGTCTACGGGCTTCCATTCCCTGCATAGTTGGTCATAATATTAGTTAAATAACAGGGGGTATTAAAATACCCCCTGATTTGTATAAAATTTAAAGGAGATTGAAAATGCCTGTATTGAGCGTATTACCCAGTCAGTTAGAGAACATTGATTATTTGTTGAATCGTCTTGATGACGTAGAATTGAAAGCTGTACTTGTTAGGCTTCTAAGAGCTGGTTCAACCACACTGCGCGGTCAGTGGGACTTCGCTACTAGTGGCGGTGCTGTATCTGAAATTCCAGTACTTGATTTTAACGGAAACCAAGTTGTTATTCCCGCTGGATGGATGATGAAGCGTCACTGGCAGTATGTGATTACCGCTCCATTATCTGCTGGTTCAGCTACTCTCAGCTATGGTCAGAACGGTTCTGTTGTAGCTTATTCTGTAGCTACAGCGGTTGCCTCTCTTACCCTTGGTGCCTTCATCATCGGTAAACCAATTGTAACAGCAGGCACGATGCTAGCTTTCTCTGCTGAGAAAACAGTTATTGTCGATATCGCAGTTGCAGCTATGACCGCTGGTAAAATTATGGGCTATTTTGAGATTTTGCCACTCGCGTTCACTGCATAGTTAATTTGTTATGGGGGAGGGCTTCCTCCCCTGTCTTTAAAAAAGGGGGGGGAAATGATTTTTCTCTTTATATTCTTGGGATTATTCCTTGCTCCTAATGCACATTCACAATTTTTCCCCATATCGAGCGGCAGCGTCCCGTTTGGTAGCTCTCAACGCTCTCTTGCGCAAAACGCTACTAAATTTACTTGGGACAATACTAATGCACAATTACGCTTAGGTGCCGGAACCGCGTTGCTTCCTTCATATAGTTTCGTTGGGGTAGGGAATAATGCAGTTGGAATGTATAGATTGGAAAGTGGTTCTCTTGGTTTCTCAACAAGTGGAATAGAAAGAATGAGTATAGCCTCAGACGGTACTTTGGTTTTGGCTACCGCATTAAATACTAGCAACGGTGGCACTGGGATTACAACGTACACAACTGGAGATATTCTTTATTCATCAGCTACAAACGTACTTTCCAAGCGTGCTATTGGCAGTAATGGTCAAGTCCTAACAATTTCTGGTGGGGTTCCTATATGGGCAGCGGTATCCGGCACTGGCGATGTGGTCGGTCCAGCCAGCTCAGTTAATAGTGAGATTGCTCTTTTTGATGGAACAAATGGAAAACTTTTAAAATCTTTGACGGGAACAGGTGTTGTTAAATCAACTAGTGGAGTGGCGTCAGTTTCTGCCGTTTCTCTAACTGCTGATATTTCTGGCGTGCTACCCGTCGCCAATGGTGGAACTAATTTGTCTTCTGGAACTAGCGGTGGAATTTTAGGTTACACAGCTGCCGGTACGATAGCATCTAGCAGCGCTCTAACTGCTAACGCTTTAGTTTTGGGTGGTGGAGCAGGAGTGTTACCATCTCCAATGGGCTCCCTTGGAACAACAAGCACGGTTCTGCATGGCAATGCTGCTGGAGCGCCTACCTTTAGCGCTGTCTCTCTAACTGCTGATGTCAGTGGAAATTTACCTGTAGCTAATTTAAACTCAGGCACTTCAGCAAGTGCCGCTACTTTCTGGAGAGGTGACGGTACATGGGCAGCGGTATCCGGCACTGGTGACGTGGTCGGCCCAGCTAGCTCAGTTAATAGTGAGATTGCTCTTTTTGATGGAGCAACTGGAAAGCTTTTAAAATCTTTAACAGGCACAGGTGTCGTGAAATCGACTAGTGGAGTGGCGTCAGTCTCTGCTGTCTCTCTAACTGCCGATGTCAGTGGAAATTTACCTGTAGCTAATCTGAACTCAGGAACTTCAGCAAGTGCCTCCACTTTCTGGAGGGGTGACGGTACTTGGGTAGCGGCAGGATCTGGATTACAAGTATCTGGCTCAACTGGAACACCAAAGTCTATTTCTGCGGCTACATGTATAAATTCAACTGCCGTTCCAACGCTTGACGTAAAAGTTGTTGTGTTTATTACCGGCAACGCTGGAGCAATAGATTGCACGGCAGCCGTTACTCAGATTTTGGCGGGCACATCTGTAGGTCAGGAGATTACGGTTATAGGAACCAGTGATACGAACACGTTAACTTTAGATAACGGTGATGGTTTAGTTCTTAACGGATCAATAATTATCGGTAACAACGATATTCTGCGAGCTATCTGGAATGGTTCTGCATGGGTCGAAATTACGAGGAACAACTAATATGAAAACACTTATATTGTTAACATCTTTTTTTACACTTACTTGCTTTGGCATTGGCTCTACAACGACAACAAAGCAAATCAAGAATATCAATGGCTCTTTTACGTCAGATAACACTATCTATAATAGTGGCTTTGAGCTTGGTTCTGGTGGCTGGACTGCAAGCGGAGGCACATTTACCACTACGACTACAGCAGCAAACGTAGGTCGCGGTTCAGTAGCAGGTTCATTTGACGGGTCAGCTGCGGCTCAGACTTTAACCAGTTCCGCTATTACAATTCCAGCAGGCCTCTATGGTAAGAACGCCGTTATTAGCTGTAATGTTCAGGGCGCATCTGCAACTCTTACTGTTGCGGCATGGGATGGTTCTGCAAATCTATCTGTAGCCACACCGATTACATCTCAAGCGACGTACGCAAGAACTTCGGTAAACTTTATTGCTCCAACTTCAGGCACTGTAGCTGTGCAATTTAAAACAGTGGCCGTTAATGAGCCGATTATTTATATTGATGATTGCTACATAGGCGCAGCCGACACTTTTAATATCAGCCAGGTGAGTCAGGCTTCTTTCGTTGGTTCTGCGAAAACAATAGGCGCAGCGAACTGCGTTTGGACTGGCACATCTGCAGCAATAGCTGACATGCCCACAGATTCAGATTGTTCTGCGGCTACTTTAACGGGTAGCTTTTTAGCGCCCACTGTTGCGAAAACACCAGGCTTTAAAGTAACGAATTTACCTCCAGGCGTTTACTACGTTTATTCTCAAGGTAACTATGGTGGCACTGCGGATTGTAACTTTAGAATATACGACGGTACAAATTTCACAGGCACAAGTAACTCAAACAATGACAGAACTGGCGGACTTGCCGGCACGTTTACTTACACAACGACACAAGCAAGTTTAGATTTTACAATACAGCAGCGAGGAACTAGCTGCACTATTTACAACGATTTGACCTCCCAAAACTACGAAATTGGGATGATGAGATTTCCCTCAACTTCAGAGATTGCCATTAGGCCTGAATCAATGCTGCAGTTTGGTTTTCTGAAATACGCAGGAACTGCAAACTGCACATGGATTTTTTCAAGCGCGTCCTTTGCAAACTTAGCCTTAGATGCCGATTGCCCAACTCCAACTGTAAGTGGATCAGGTGTAGCACCAGGAACAAAAATTCCAGCGATGGTCGTTAATAATGTTCCCGCTGGTAAATACCTAGTCATGGTTCAGGGAGCTAACATAATGGGGGGCGGTGGAGATAGCTGCTCGATGCAGATACACGATGGCACTACTGGAAAAGGTTACACGGCAGTTTATAATACAACAAACCAGGCTTTAGCGCCGATATCTTTGATGGGAGTTTTTGAATATAGTACGGCTCAAAGCACTTTAACTTTTAACGTTCAGGGCAGAAAAGATTCGGGGGCCGGAACGTGTGCTCTTGCTAATGACGCTGTAAGGAACCTTGAGATTTCTATCATTCCAATTTCTCAAAGTATCAACGTGCCTCTTTTAGTTGGCTCAGTGACTAGCGGTAACGCTGGAGCTTTAAGAATCGAAGCCGCTGAATTGAATTGTGATGCTTCCTCTGCGATTACATCTCAAACAAGCTCTGTGTTTGTAGCTACCATTGGAAATAGATCTACGACTAGTTGTGCAATTACATTTACAGCGGGAACCTGGTTGTCGGCTCCTTACTGCACTTTTTCTACAAAAGCCGCTGCTAACAGTTCAGGTTTAACTGTAACCTCAACGACTGCTGGTACTATTTTTGGACCATCGGCTGACTATGACGGATACCTAACATGCATAGGGGTTAGGTGATGAGAATTACAGAAAACTCCGCTGTATCCTTTTCCCTAGTTGGCGCGATAATTGGTGGCGTCTTTTGGTTTACCTCTCTGTATATGAAAGTAGAGGCTAACGCGTCTGATATGACTACTACTAAGATAAAACAAGAACGTAATGAAACGTTATTGCTAGAAATTCGTGACCGAGTAATGCGCATAGAATCTAAGATTGTCAGGCATAATGAGCGGTAAGATAGGAATTATCGTGGGACACGAGGAGAACGCTCCTGGAGTAGTGGCGACTTTCCCCATAAACCTATCTGAATACCACTTCAACAAAACTCTCTCTCTGGAAATATACAGAGCTGTGCAAGATGCTGGGTATGAATGCAGAGTTTTCTTGAGGGATAGGACTACACGCGATGGCGTCACCAAGGCTGTGAATTCGTGGATTAGTGATGATGACGGTGTTTCTGTAGAATTACATTTAAACGCGTTTGACGGCAAGACTCGTGGAACAGAAACGCTCTATAGCGTCCATTCAGACGATAGCAAGATGCTGGCGCTCTTAGTCCAATCTCATGTGTGTGAGGCGCTAGGGCGTACTGGAAAGTCTAATCGTGGCTTGAAAATCTTGGAGTTCGGTGACAGAGGATCTTCTAATCTGAGAAAAATGGATCATCCGGCGTGCCTTGTGGAGCCAGTGTTTGCAGATAACAAAGATGATGCTGCTCTACTCAGTTCGCAGCGTTTGCTGTATGCTGAGAGTATTGCTGAGTCCTGCATAGAGTTTTTGAAAAAATATAAGGAGACAGTTAAATGATTAAAATTTTATTGCTACTAAGCTTTGTGACATTCGGTGCGCAAGCGCAGAGTGTAATGCTACAATGCACTAACTTCACGATGACGGAAAATGCTACTGTAAACTCGACCGCGTCGACATTAATTTTGTCTGCGAATCGATTTCGTAGATGTTTGACGATACAGAACAAGAGCACGACCGTCACTATGTATATTACTTTCGCCGCTGGTGGTGGCGCTACCGAGGGCATCGGTATTCCGGCTGGGGGAAACTGGGACCAAAACATTGCTAATGCGAATGCGATTTACGCACGTTCCGCTAGTGGTAGTTCGCAGACAATTGCAGTTATGTCGGGAGAATAAAATGTTTACAAAACTAATCACAACTCTGTTACTACTCACTTGTGCGACATCACATGCATACCTCTCTCCCATGTTCGGTTATCCACTCCCAATCGGTGGGACAATTACGGGTGGAACTACTGGATCAGTTCTCTTCGTAAACCCCACTGGGATACTCGCGCAAGACAACGATAACTATTTTTGGGATAACACCAACAAACGATTAGGCATTGGCACGCCGACACCAGCCAGCAAACTTGACGTCGTCGGAGTTATAAACGGAACTTCATCTATCATTAGTGGTGACACCATTTACTCTCCAAATGGACTCTCTAATTCCAGCACTAGCAGCAATGCTTATGTTCAAACCATAACGACTGGCACTTTAATTACTAGAGACGCAGCTGATGCAAATCCTGCTGCGATCGTGCAACAAGTTCATGCAAGCAGCACCGGAGATGTTTTACAACTTAAGAACAATGCCTCTACCCTGATGACCGTTAAGCAAGGCGGTAGCGTTGGTATTGGCATTACGGCTCCAAGCTCTCTTGTCCACGTCCGGCAAACAGTAGACAGTGTAGTAACGGCTACGCCTATAGGCCTAAACGTTGATTCAGTCGGAGCGGCTGGTGAGTTAACAGCAGCTAGCAGCGTACAAACATTTGCACAAATTGCGCCGATAATTAACCAAACTAGCACGGCAGGTTACACAGCGTTAAAAATTAACCCAACAGAAACCAGCACAGGCAGTGGTGTAAAACTACTTGCTGATTTTCAAGTCGGTGCAGCTTCAAAATTTTCTGTAAACAATTTCGGCAAAATCGCAATGGACGCGACAAACACAGCAGGCGGCACAACAGGCGCTCAAACTATTAACAAGCCTTCGGGAACTGTTAACTTTGCAGCGGCAGCATCGTCGCTCGTTGTTACAAATTCTTTAGTCACAACAAGTAGCATCGTTCATGCAATGGTTAGAACCAATGACTCGACGGCAATAGTTAAAAACGTTGTACCTGCTGCCGGCTCATTTACGATAACATTAAACGCATCTGCAACAGCTGAAACATCAGTTGGCTTTGTAGTTTTTAACTAAGGAGATTTCATGCCAGATATTAAAATCGTAGATTCAAGTGTAGTAGAAGCCGTAGTACAAGCGCCCGTAATTTATTCCTCAGTCGTTGTGGGTGAGATAGAAGCTGATTTGAACCTTAAATCAGAAAAGATTGTAACGTTTTATCAAGCGTGTGTGAAAGTTAGTTTCTTGCTCAAACAAAACGATAAGCCAGATATCACAGTAATTAGATCAGAGTGTATCGGCTTACCAAGCGAGAACAAAGTATTGTCTATAAATGAAGCTTTCGTGCAGGAACTTGTTGCGCAAATGCTGGTAGAAGTAAAAGCAGAGTACGGAATAGTTTAAACTTTAATTAAAAGGAGAAAAAATTTATGAAAGAACTTAATGTAAGCGCAATGCAATTTATGAGGGCAGCCACAATGGAAGCCACAACGTCGTCAACAACCCCAGTTGGCACAGTGACAACGCTGACCAGCACTACGGCTACGATCGCAAACTTAAACGCGACCACGTCCGTTGTTGGGACTACTACTGTCACTGGATTAAAACTTGCGTTCCAAACAGGCACATTAGACGTTGTAGCAACAAGTGCTATGTACGGGATTCAAGTTGATCCTACTGGCGCAGCCAAAACAGTTACTCTTCCTGCTGCCTCTGCGCACGCTGGTCGTGTTTATGTTATCTCCGACAAAGCAACTGGCAACAACTTAACCATCACGCCTAACGGTTCAGATACGGTTGATGGATCTGCAACGCTTGTACTTAATGCTGCAAAAGAATGCGCAACCATTATGTCCGATGGCGTATCCAACTGGATTCTTATTGTTAACGTAGGTATCTCGTAATTAGTTAATTAAGAGGGGCAAGTGTCCCTCTAGTTTAATTTGGGGGAGGGATTAATGAAGAGATTATTTCTTCTGTTATTATCTTGCAATGTTTTCGCCGTGACTACGCCAAATATGCTGCTTTCTAGCCCTGTCGTTGGTGACACGAATTATCCGACTCAAATAACAACATCTCTTAGCCTTATCGATGCTCACGATCATACGACTGGCAAAGGGGTTCAGGTAGGTTCTGGCGGCTTAGCGGCTGGATCTGTAGTTGCTAGCACCATTGGAACAAGTGCAGTTACCACTGTAAAAATACAAGATACAGCAGTTACCACTGCGAAGATAACAGACTTGAACGTGACCACAGCGAAGATTAATGCTTTGGCGGTTACTACAGCTAAGATTAATGATCTGGCGGTTACTACTGGGAAGATAGCTGATCTGGCGGTTACGCAGGGCAAGAGGGCGGCATTGGGGCAGCAGTTAAGTTCTGGTAGTGGAACCTTTAGCACGACATCATCATCTTTTGTAGATGTAACAAATTTAACCGTGACGATTACAACAACCGGAAGACCTGTTTTCCTTAGTTTAGGTGGTGCTGCAACTGGTACTATACCAGGTCCTTCCGCTGGATGTAGCCACGGCAGTTCAGATACGGCAATATGCAAATTTGCCTACCTTAGAGATGCATCACCAAGTGTGGGAGAAAACACTGTTACTGCTAGAGCCCTTGGTGCAACAGCAGTCAAAAACTTTATCCCATGTTCAAGTTTTTCCCATATAGACGTAGTTGCTGCTGGAACATACACATATAAATTTCAAGCGGCAGCTGTAGGTTCTGGTTCCGCTGCTGAAGTTTCGGAATGCAAACTAACCGCCTATGAGCTTTAACCCATGCCAACACTGAACTTTAATGATTTTAATGGTGGAGTTACAGAGAGTCCAATTGACTGTAATCCCACGCAATATGAGCAGGCAAATAACTTTCTAATCACACAAGATAAGAAACTGGAGCCACGCTATGGATCATCTAGAGATAGTACGTCAGCATCATTGGTCCCAGGATCTGTTACTCGCATTGGCGCTCTTATTTCTTTTCGCGATATTATTTTTAAACAGAGAGTGAATGATCTGCATTATGTGCAATCAGGTGTAATGAGCACACTTGTCGGGCCAACGGGTAACGCTGTTTATCCGTCTGCAACAGTTTCTAACATCCCAAGCTGGGGATTATGGAACATGCATTTTATGACAGTCAATGATGACCCCTTAAATCGACCACAAAAGGTGTTTCTAAACACAAGTGGTAATCCTGTTTTACTTAATCTTGGATTACCTATTCTTGCGTCTGCTCCCAATGTTGTATTGACAGCTGGTGGATCATCTTTAAGTTATCTGTATAAGTTCTTTTATAAGCACACTTATGTTCGTGAGGGTAACGTTACCTTTGAAGAGACAGGGCAAACGTCTGCAACATTGACAGTTGCAAGTGCTGGTGCCGCAGCAATCGCGGGCGGTGCTCCGGCTAGCATTACTGTTATTCCAGTTTTGGCAAACGGGTTATATGACAACTTTGCCACAACTGAAATAACAGTACAGATTTACAGGACTGCAAACGCTGGTACTGAATATTATAAAGTGGGAGAGGTTACTAATGGTACCACTACTTTCTCAGACACAACGGCAGACGCAGCCTTGTTATTAAACGATCTTATTTACACCGCTGGTGGGATTGCTGAGAATACGCAGCCACCACAATGCAAGAGTATTCATTGCACAGAGCAGTTTGCATATTTTGTTAATATTTTAGAGGGTGGAGAGACACTATCTAATGAAATAAGACAATCCAAGGCTAACAGGCTTTATGCTGCTCCTGCTGACTTCTCTGAGTCAGTGGATGATGAACTTGTAGCAGTAAGCTCTGTTAGGTCTATTCCTATAGTATTTGGTAAGAACTCTGTTTATAGAATAGACGGTTTCTTTGACGACTTCGGTCGTGGGGGTATGAATGCGGTTAAGATATCTGATACGACAGGTTGTAATTCTCCTTTATCTATTGTGCAAACCCTGGATGCTTTGTTCTTTGCTGGCACAGATGGTTTTTATACGACCGATGGCTACAAGGTAATTAAGATATCCAACCAGGCTGATAAAATTTATCAGCAAGCTACAGTTACCTCTACGCAAAGAAATAGAATATACGGAATATTTCAAAAGAGTCAGAGCAGAATTTGGTGGGCACTTAATCCAAGCAATGGGGTAGATAACGATACTCTTTTTATATTCGATCTAAGATTTGGTATTTCTTCGGAGGTTCCTTACACAAACGCCAATGGGGTGAGGCTTGATTCTTCGTATGCAGCTCTTTCCACACAATGGACGGCAAGCTCCATGACTTATCTGAACGGATACATTTATCGCGCTCAAAGTAATGGCTACACAATGAGGCACGATCCAATTGCTTTTACAGATGAGTATATAAATGCAGACTCTTTGTGGGTACAGCAGCCAATTCAATATGATTTCAAGAGCGCCATTTTCTCATGTGCTAATCCTAGTGTTAAGAAATTTGCCTCAAAGGTATCTATCGTTGCTGAAAACGTCGCCAATCTTTCTTGCTTAATTCAGTCAGATAACGACAAGAAACAAAGCTACTCTAATTGTGATGTTATTTGGGTGAAGTCCCACGTCCAATGGGGGGATAGCTTCTGGGGTGATCCCATTCTATGGACTGGTGACACCGAAATTATAAAGCAGATTAGGTACTTGCCACAGTCTGGTGGATTGCGTTTTGTTTATAAACAAATAAGGTTTAAAAATGCCTACACAAACATTTCATCTAGCGATTTAAGATCTACATGCGCAGTTGCAAGCGGAACAACGGTAAAGACTTTGATTATTCCGTCACCTAAAACATTTCCACCAGATTGCACTGATTACTATATCAGCGTTGAGAATACGGTTGGATCTGGAATTTACAGTAATGATTTGCTTATTTTAAGTAATGTCGATTCAAAAACGATTACCGTTAACGACCCTTCTCAGGTTCTTACAGTAGGGGTCGATAAACGATGGGTCATCAAGGGGTTTGCTAAAGGGGACGTTCTTAAGATTTTATCTTGGAGCCTGTACTTTGAAAACCTAAGCAGCGGCTCTTTGGTACCGTACCTTGGTGAGCTTGGCGGTAATGCTGTATGAAGTTTGAAGGGCTATTATTAAACGAACTTGTAGACAGGAAACAGCAAGAAAACTTCCAACGTCTTCAAAACTATCTTAGCGCAGAACCAATAAGTAACGGGCAGTGGAGTTTTCTAGAACTAAAGTTTGTTGCCAACGCGACAAACTTCAGACAGAGGGTTTCCTTAAGCTTTGCACCGAAAGACGTAATAGTGACTAGTCTTCGCGGGCCTGGTGCTGTACAATTTAATTACTCCCTGTTCACAAAGGATTTCCTTGACCTTACGATAACGGGGACAAGTGCTGTGCCAACGGTAATAAGATTTTTATTCGGGACTCTGGAGGGGTAATTGCAATTTTTCACACTTTCCGATCTCATCGAAAAACTAAATGCACGCTTAAACCTAAGCGGCGAAACGTTTATCACTACAGCAGAAAAAATTGAATACATAAACGAGGGCATCAAAGAGGCTGAAGCAGAAATCCACAAAATGGATTTAGAAGATAATTATTTTCGCGCATCACAGCCACTAGAGCTTGCTGTAGATCAATCTTCTTATGGATTGCCTACTAATATTTACGCCAATAAAATTCTCAAGATTATTTATTCATCTGGTGGAACGATTTATGAAATTCGCAGGTTACGCAGAAGAAATAATTCTTCGGTTGAAGAACAAATTGCTAATATCGCTGCCAATGGTTCATCGGATAGTTACCAGTATTATGTAAATAATGATTCCGCAGCGTTTGGGAATGAGATTGTTCTTACTCCTACTAGCAGAGAGACAAGTTCTACCGCTGCCAAGATTTGGTATATACGCCAAGCAAACGTGTTGGCGGTAGATGCAGACATCTGCGACATTCCAGAATTTTATTACTTTGTTCTGCAATACGCTAAGGTTATGTGCTTACGAAAAGAATTCACCGGATCTACTATTCCAGAAGGTGATTTCATTGAGTTGCAGAGATTAAGAAAATTAATGATTTCGACTCTAGAGGAAATGGTTCCTGATGAGGACAATAAGATAGATCAAGATACGCAATTCTATGATGACTTTAATTCTTGGAATTCCGGCTTCGGAGGAGATTACTAAATGGCTCAATCATGGTGGGATAAATACGGGAAACCTGCTCTTTCTGTTATTAATCCAATTGCTAGAACTGCTGCTGTTGTTGGTGGAGTAAAGAAAGCCGTAAGTAATCCAGGGCAGCTTCAAAACGCCTATACTGCCATTAATCCAATTGGTGGCGTAGGGCTTGCTTTAGGGAAGAAATTACTTCCTAGCTCACTAGGTGGGGGTGCTCCACAGGGAGCCGCTCCACAGGGAGCCGCTCCACAGGGGCAATCAGTAACGGAGATGGCTCAAGGGGCACCACAATTTCAGGGAAACGTTGGCGGTATCTACTCTCAATATGGACTCAATCAGGGTCCTAACACTCAGGGACTTGAAGCTATTCGCGCTCAATCTCTAGCAGCTCCTGGTCAATCGGCTTGGGGTCAATATGCTAGGGCACAACAAGAGGATCAGACACAGCAACAATTGGGTCAAGGCAACGTTTATAATCAAAGTCAGCTTAACACTGGGTTAAGTAACCTGGCTGGTTCTGGCGGTCTTTCTGGTGGCGCTCGTGAGAGATTATCCCAAAGAGCTATGGAGCAAGGGTCGGTCACACGTCAACAAGTTCTAGGACAGGGTAGACAGGCGCAAATGGGCATTGATACCCAAGCCGAACAGATGAGACAATCCTCTTTAATGGGTCTGCCTGGTATGGAGAATCAATACATGGCGACTAAGCTTGGACTTACACAGCCTCTTCAACAAGAGAACATGGCACAGCAACAGTTTAACTTGGATAGATATAAAACGCTTATGCAAGCGCAATCGGCACAAACACAAGCGGCGGCTGAAACTGCTTCTGCGAATAAAAAAGGATTTTTGGAGAAGGCTGGGGATTTTTTAAATCCATTTGATTGAAGGAGATTTTGAAAATGATTAAATTTGGAGGTGTGTCATCGATCCTATAACTATTGCAGCAATAATGGCAGCTCTTGGCGGAGCCAAGGGTTACGCTGATACAAAAACAAATAGAGAGCAGAAACTCTTGCAAGCTAAGCAACGTCCTTATGGGATGTACTCTGGCTATTATGGAAAAGATCCAGACACTAAAGGAGACATCCTTGGTGGCGTTGTCGCTGGTGGCACGCAAGGATTTATGCTGGGAAAGAGTCTTGAGCAATCTGAACTTATGAACAAGCTTATGACTGCGGAGACAGCTAATCAGTTGGCTCAGTCTAACTCTAACTCTAACTCTAACTCTAACTCTAACTCCATGACTCCTCCATTATCTAAAACCAATAACTTTGGTAGCCCTATGATTATTCAAGAGGGACAAGCACAGCCAGTTAGCGGGTTATATGATTATTACCAGGGTCCATTAAGATCAGCGCCACAAAAGGATCAATACCAAGTGGCAGATTACATGTTGGGTCCACAAAGGGCAGCGAGAGGCAGGTATTAAATGAAGGACCCATACTTGGCCTTGCAAGGTGTATACCCATATAATTCAGAAAAGGTAGAGAAAAAACAACAAGAAGAGGATTCGAATAGTAAAAAGACTGTGCAAGCCGAATTCACCAGTGCGATGAATCCTGAAGAAATTTTCAAGACAATGAAGATGTTTGAGGGTTCTCCTGGTGTAATCGCACAAAAAAAAGGTGTATCGGATCTTCAAGAGCAAATGGGAATTCTTAATAAAATACCATTTGAAACCGATTATAGACCACTAGCCAACTTTGCTGATTATATGGCAGGGACTAGCTTCGCTAAAGACATGAAACCTACAGAAACTCCTCAAGAGCGAATAGCTACTAAGGCAGGTCTTCAGAAGCTTATTAATTCATCCAACGTGGAAGTTGATCAGACTCTCCTAAATTATATTAAGGCTAGCAAGTTCGATCCAAAGAAAACTGGAGAGAATAGTTCTGAAAATAAATCAAGCGTAGGAAGTGAAGGAGCAAACTCATTAGAAGGAACTAACCAACCTAAGAAAGTTCCTACTACTCTTAAGAAAGATATTTTTGATCCATCAAAGATTGAAAAGTCACCAGACTATAAAGCGATTACCATTAGAACAGAATTGCAAAACTCTATTCAAGATTTATATAACTTTGTAGATAAATATGGTTACGCTATTTACGATAGCGAAAAAAGTCAGCTTGATGGAAAAATTGCAAGAATTAAAAGAGGATTAGCTAAAGGATTTGGTTCCTTGACTGCGACTGAAGAAGCTATTGTCACCAATGCCATTGGTGCTATCGCTAATAACAAATGGAATGGGGCTATTACTTACGGATTGTACGGTGGCAAAAAAGGACAACTTGCAACTTTAACAGACTACTTAGACAATAATACTTTCAATAATGAAGCTGGTATTGAAAGACTTAACGACACTTGGGGTCGTAAAAATCCAGGAAACCAAGTAACTATTGATAACCTTCGTAAAAAATTTAATGCAATTCGAACACAACGTAATAAAGAAGAAGAAGAGATTATTAATCCCAGGACTAATGGTGGTGGTGGATTAAGCCCTGAAGATGAAAAAAGATACCAAGAGTTATCTAAGCGAGCGGCGGGTAAATCATGACAGAAGCGGAAGAATTAGAGCTTTTAACTTTGAAAAGAAAGCGCGGTTCTGGAAATCTTGGTCCCGATTGGTGGGATAGGTTTATTACAAAAGGCTTTGCTAAAGATCCAAAATCTGGGGCGAATTATCTAGGCAAGAAATTTCCAGACATTGAATTCAAAGTCTCTAAAGATGGGGACATACTCTACAAACCACACAACCAAGTAGAGAAGGGCTTTTATCAACTTGACCCATCACTAGATCAGCTTCCAAGTTTTGCTGAGAAGGCGCAAGAAGTATTTAAAGATGTGGCTGTGGACCTTCCTGTAGATATCGCACAAGGGTTGGCACAGGGCGCGGCTACGGCTGGTGGTGCGCTGGCCGGTGGTGCAGTTCCCTTTTTGGGTCCAGTTGGAGCGATGGCCGGTGGCTTGTCGGCATCGACAGCGTCCGGTGCTGCGCTTCGAGCCTTAAAAGCAAAAATAGCCAATTTTATTGATCCTGAACTTAACAAAGATGGTCCGACATCTAATGATACATTTGATACAACATCAATGCTGATAGACGCCGTTTCACCTGTTCTCTTTGGAACAGGTGCCGCCAATAAAGTAGAGCGTGTTGCGAGACAAAAAATAAAAGACATTTCCAAAAATTCAAGTGGTAATCTTATTAAAGACTTTATCAATAAGGAAGATCTCCTTGCAGAAGCCACTAGTGCGGCTAGAAAAAATCAAGGGCTTTTATCTCATGGATGGGACTTTGCCTCTCGTGATGTTGTTCCTAGTGCTATAGAAGCTCTATTCGGAACATCCAGGGCTGGTATTAATGCAGACCTTCGCGGCAACCTAAAGGATTTAGACAGTCAAGATGCGACTAGAGCGGCTACAAACAGAATAAGAAAAATTATTCAAGAACCACTACAGGACAAAGTACGCACAATAAATGATGACATCGTTGATGTTTTAACAAAGGGAGCTGCCAAGGGGGATATGGTTAGCTATGGCGATGCAGAAGATATTCTTTTAAATGAATTAAACAGATATAAAAATCTTTCTCGTAATTCTAGTTCTAAACCAGGAGCTATTAGAGGAGCGGCTAACGATATCGAAGGATTGCACGAGTATCTAATTGGTAAAAAGCTAGAACCAACAGTTAAAAATTCATGGGAAAAGGTAGGCGAAACGCCACGCTATCAAGCGACGGGTGAAATTACGCCACCTGCCATTCAAAGTCGTGGCGTTGAAAGACGTATGGGTGCCCAGCAAGTGAGTGACGAAGCGCAGGGTATAGCAACGGGCGAGCTTTCTATTGAGGGTGGCCAAAGAGTAGGCCAAAGACGGCTTGGCTCTGACACCATTTTGCAAGGCATGGATGCCGATCCAAACATTCCCATTATATATAATGAACTTGTCAGTTCTGGAAGAGTTGCTCCGTACAGTCGAGCGTCTGGCGTTCCAGAAGAAATCTATGCAAGACGGGTAGTTGGTGAATGGCAAGCATCTCCAGAGGGTATCGCCTCACAAGCTAAAGAAGCTAAAACATTTGCCACTGAACAAGTTGGCTCCATTCCTGAGAACATACGACGTACAACAGTAACCAAGCCAGTAAGAGAATGGTCACCGTTATTAGCAAGAGAAATGAAGATCGCCGCGTCTGATTTGGCCAGTCCAGAAACCGCTAGCGGTGTGGCAAGTGCTGCGCAAGAGAATACTAATTTAGTCACCAAAAGGAATATTGCTCTAGCTAGTAGATTTGCGAAAGATCAACGAGATAAAATAAACACATTGTATCCAGAGATTGTAGATAAAAATATCCAATATGGCAAAGGCATGGAGATAATCAACCAGTCTGGTGAGTTCATTGGTGACACTGCTAAGACATATCAAAGAACCGTTGAAATGGACCCAGGAGCGCGTAAAAATCTCATACAACAACTAGAGGAATTAATAGGAAAAAAGTCTTCAAAAGAATACGAAACACTATCCGACGGCCTTCAGGGGAGCGATATTTTTAATAAAAAAACGTCATCCCCAGTCTTGGCAACGAGCATGTCACAGCCTAAAGGAGTCGGCACATTCGCCGGAAGACGGTTAGGTGGTCCCCTTGGTCACCTTGGTATGGAAACCGTTGGAGACGATTTAGGTTCCTTTTTATCTGAAGTTTATACAGGCGGCATAAAAGGAGTGGAGTATCTACCAAACCAGTTTAGTAACGCTGGTGGTGCGATAAACCCTTATGAAGTTTTAATGAACAAGCTTGCTAGAGAAAAAGCAAAACAGGAGACACAATGAAACCAGTTGAATTAAGTAAAAACGATAATTACAGCAGTGAATGTGACGCGAATGATTTAATTCGTGTTGGAGAAATTGTTGCTGATCCAAAAAGATTAGCAGCAGCAAACAAAATTTTGAGTGCTAAAAAAGAGGTTATTTCCACATTGGATGACCTGTTCAAGCTCAGAGAAAGGATACCAGAAGATGAAGATGTCGAAAGTAAAGAAGCCAAAATCAAAAGTAAAAGTAAAAGTAAAGAAGTAAAGGATTACGGCAACGAAGAAGAGGAGGAAGAGGAATAAGCCCTAGCTCTTCCTCCAAATTTTATGAATCCGTATCAACTATCGCAGATAGGCAATCCAGCGAATCTATCACCAGGCCGTCCTATGATCGGGCCTGATTGGAGAAATGATAAACGATCAGAAGTTGAGGCCCTTAGGGAACTAATGGGCGCTCAAAAGGATTTAGATACGGAGACAATGTTAAGTCTTGATGGTCGATATAACATGGGCAATAATTATATCCCTAAAAATGTATACATGAATGAGTTCGAGAAAAGGCTAAACTCTTTAAAGTCTTTAAAGAGTTTTGAATTAAATGACTACGCTAAAGACCAAATTAAAATTATGATGGACGAGCAGAGCCAGGATGCCAGAGAAGCATTTGGCCAAAAGGGCTTATTAAGCCTTAGGGGCTAGAGTATGCCTTTTCTAGCAAAGCCTTAGCGTAAAGAATAGCCGCACTAACATTTCCATCCAGCGTTGGTTTTTCGATCTTGGCATTAAATCCAGATACGGGGTCGCCCACAAGAATGTAGGGTTGTTTCAAGCTGTATAATAGTGCGCCTAGAATTACAGAAGATACCTGTACCAATTCCCCTTTTGTGTACGACTCCTTGGCTTGTGGCTTAGGCTGTTGGTAATCTTGACGTGATTGCTGTTTTTCATTTTGCATGACATAATTAATAACATAAGGGGGGGATTAATTATATGGATCTAATCGTAGGACTGTTGCCAGGTGACGTTTCTCATAAAGTGCTAGTAGGTGTTCTTTTGCTGAACCTTGCACTTTCAGTAGCCCAAAAGGCGTTGGTTATTTTAGGAAAATCAGAAGTGCCATTCCTATCAAAAGCAGCGGTTTTTGTGCAAAAGTTCGTGGACGCACTTTCCGCAAACGTAAAGCATTAATGGCGAGTCTGCTTGCAGCCTTGGCAACTATAGGAACTATTCTTAAAGAAGCCAGGGCCATTATTGATTGGATGAAAGACGAACATAATAAGAGGCTAGTGCTTGAGATTAACTCTTCATGGCAGGCTTTGAAAGCTGCCAAAACTCACGAGGAAAGACAAAATGCGGCTTCTGCTATTGCTAGTGTCATCTCTAGTTAGCTGTTCCGGTGGACCTAATGTTGTAGTACACATAGCGAACCATGCGGAGCAGGGTTTTGATTATGCCAACAGGGATAATACCATTCGTGGTTTTAAACCTTACAGTGACACTTCCACTGATAAACTGCTGTGCCTGTCAGAGGGAGACGCAAGGGCTCTACTCGATTGGTCAAAAGCCCAGTGCCGAAAACCCTAATATTTAATTAATATTTAGGGACTTCAAAAACCTTGCTTATCGCGTTCATATCAAGTGCAGCTATTTTCTTTTTCT